AATCATAGGCTTTAAAATGCCCTTGCGAACTATCAACCTTAGCTTTCTTTTTACCCCAATCAAGGTGTAGTTCTTGCTTGTCCCATCGCTTACGGTAACGCTGAGTTTGTTGATGATTTTCGATGTAATGTGGTGAACTCACGGCCCAATACCACTCGCCTTTAAGCGTCTTCCGAGCGATCGGCATTTCATCAAAAATCAAGGGCAGATTCTTTTCAGCATCCGCAGCCGTTGGATTAGGCGTGATTAGCCCTAATTGGTCTAACAATTGATACTCAATCAGAGCATCGAAGCTAGGGGACCAGTCATCATAGGCAACTAGCGGCGTTGCCATGTGTGCGATTATTTGGAGGTTATCCATTCAATAAACTCCGAATATCGCTCTTAGAATCAGCTAGAAAGCCTTTGTAATCTTCGAGATATTCTTTATACCTTGCGTGAGATTCAGTAGCGCGATCGCTTAATTTCTGAGCATGAGGTGTAATCGTCATAAACTCACCGCGATCGCCCTCCGCAGTCTCAAACCAGAATTGCATAGAGCATAGTCCGCAACCCGTTCCTGATTGACCGCCCAAGTATGGCGATTCTGCAAACTTGAGTAAAGCATCTGCAATAAATCCTTCTTCGATTCTGGTAACGTTTGCGCTCCAATAAGAGTACAAAGTAGCACCTGTTTGGAGTAGCCAATTACCCATAATCATCTGTTGGCTTCTCTCTTTTTCGGGCTTTGCTTTTTCGCTTTTACCTTTCTTGGTTTCAGGCTCCGAAACTATACCAAATAGATCGCCTTGAGAAATCATCTTTTGAGGTTCTGGAGTAGCGCCGATCAAATGTTTTGCAAAGTTAGGATCGTGAAGTGAATCGCGCCTTGTCTTTTGGCTATAGGTAAGCCAATCGGAATAATATCGAAGCTTCTCTCCTAAGAATGGTAGCCACTCATCAAGCAAAGCCTTGAGATCGTAATTATTAACATCCGAAGGAGAACCATGATGTAGCCATTGGTTTACGCGTTGGCTGTGCTGCAAATCTTTGCCATCAATAATCTGTTCTAGTGCTGGTATGACTTCGATTGGCAACGCAGGGGGGAACATCTGATAAAGATACTTAGCGCTCTCTACACAAGCCAAATACGCATCACCAATATTAATCCGACCATGGACCATTTGAGCATCGGATACACCAAACAATCCTTTAGGTTTGGCAGTTCCTAGCACTGAAAGGCATGGCAAAAGCTGACGGATTTTTCTATCCAAATCTAAATCATTACCCGTGCCACCATCGATCGCGCCGCCGCAAAATAGAGCGTGATGCATCGTTGGCGATACTTGCACACCAATCTGAGATAGGAAGGAATCAATACCACACCGCCGCAAAATTCTATTCCGTAAGCTATTGCCAGAAAGTGTAAAAACTTCAGAGGGATTTCCCTCTAAATCTGTCACTTTCATCGTTCGTAAATTGGTTTGATTGCCTACGGACTCACTGATATGTGAGAGTGGCTGCAACAGTGTAATTTGCAGGTGTAGCTTGATATTATGGCGATCGTGGGGATTGTAATTAAGCATTATTAGCCTCTACATCTAGAGTATTTTCTGTTTCTTCTGGAATATTCAAAGCGCGATCGCTTTCAAAGCGAACACGACAAAAAGTAGTAATAATGTGCGGTTTTGATTTGCACAAACTGAGGATATGGCGATCGCTTATCCCGTGCGTATATTTCAATTTGGCTAAAATGTCGTTCCATCCCAACCACCAAAGATCAATATTTTGATCGCAGTCTTTCTGTTGAATGTCTCCCATACTGCCATCATCATTCACAGTAGCCCGTAAAACCACTTGTTTTGGCGCGATTATGCGAGTCCATTCTTTTGGGTTGAGGTGTGCAACAATAAGCTTCTTGGCTAAATTCTCAATGTAGTCGTCGATATTGCGAGAGGGAATAGCAGCATTTTGGATACTGCTTTGAAAATATTCCCATGTTTTTAAGCCCATGGCAGGACTTTTACTCTTGTCTCTACAGCGAAAAACCCAGTAACTAAGCGCACTGGCTAAAGCTGTAACCCTGTCTTCCGTTTCTATTCCATACATAAATATTTCTCGTACATCTACGGTATTTTTATTCTAGATCGCAAACAGCATTCCAAGCCGCCAACTTAGCTTTACCGACAGACACACCACGCGCCCTAGCGTGGTCAAAAGCTTTATTACGCAGTCTGCTTAATTCCCGCTGTTTTAGCTCCTTTGGTGTCGCCTTACGCAGTTTAGGGATAGCGCGATAATTACCCTCAACGCACTCAATATGCAAGCGCCTGTTACCGTATGCGATCGCGCCTTGGTTAAGAAGTAAGCGCAATGCGCTCGTATTGATTTGCGTACAGATTTCAATGTAGCGTAGAGAGTAAGAGCCGCGATGGGTGCTGAAAAAGCCGATGAGCTTGGCTCGCTCGATCTCTTGCATTAATCATGCTCTCCATCATCATCAATAATCGCGACGTTAGGTTTAATCGGATCTGGATTGATGGCTAATAAAAGGCGGTTAATTTCTTCGTTAGTCATTTTTAATATTGTATTTATTCAAAAGATCAATAAAATCACGAGAAGCATCAGCGCGTTTTTGCTGTATAGTCGCCAGTTGATCTTCAGTGTAAAAGTTCCTATTCATCAATGCCGTATCGTATTGAATAATTTTTACTTCAAGATTTAGCATTAACGCCATATCTTCTCGAACGCGATCTAGAGCGTGATTATATCCAGTCGCCTTATACATTGTTTACCTCTAAATAATCTTCAACAAATTTCATGCGATCGCCCAACTCCATGCAGTCTTTTGGCAACTCCTTATAAGGCAAATCCAAATAATTGAGTATCCCTAAAAGCTGAGTATGCAACTTGAATATTAACGGTTGATTAATCGCCGCTTTGTCCTCACGCTCAACAAAAGTGATGGCAGGGGGAATTAATACAATTTTGTCAAAATACCGAGCCGTAACATTAGAGCAATTTTGCAAATAGTCCATAACCTCAGACTGTGTATGCTTATCTAACTCACCATTGCCAACATCAGCAAGCAAGTAAGCAGCCATGTCCAACGGTGTGCGATCGCAGATAAAGCTAGGTTCGTCAACTTCAAACCAGATGTCTTCAGCTTTAGCCAAAATCTTTTGCTGCAAAAACAACCTAGTGCGGATATCAAGTTTGTCGGACGGGTGGAATTTATGCTCCAAAAACACACTACTCGCATCAATAGGGATATATGGAATCCCTAGCTTTTGCGATAAGGCGTTCGCTAGTGTGGTTTTGCCCGTGCCATGTGCACCGCAAAGTCCTATTCCTATACAGGACTTTGCGGTGCGATAATCTGGATAAACAACCAATCTATCGTCTGGGATAAGCATTGCATAGCTAACCCTTCCACCAAACATAGCTTTCGCTTCGTCTTCAGTGTCAAATCCGCCATAAGCAATGCAGTTTAGGCTTCGATCCTCAAACATCGCGTACCATTTTTTCATTGTCTTCACTCTTCACCTCCACCAATATCAATTACGTCCTTGTCCAAGCACTGCATTATCAGTGCTAACTCGCCTTTTAGATCTTCCAGTGTTGTGCCAACAGGTGTAATCTCGTTAGCACTCCAGCTTGTTAGTTCTCCCTTGCTATTGGGATAAAATTCACGAATAGCAAATACATCATCACCGTTTGCGAGAGTTTGCTTTGAGATTCGATACGTCCAACTCATTATTTAACCTCAGTTAACCTGTGAATAGTCCCTCATTTCAAATCCCCAACAATCATCTCAAAAATGCTATGGGTGCAACAGCCCATAAATTTAAAATTATCTGCGGCGATCGGGTCAGTTGGATTACCGTCGGCATCAGTCCAAAACATTTGCGGTGCGTATGGTTCGCCGTTTAGCGTGAACTCAATGCTTTCAATGTTCTGGCTATCCCAAAGAGCTTTTTGCGCTAGCCATGCTTGGATGTCTTCAATCTTGACGATCATCATTCTTTACGCTCCTTATTCCTTAATCCAGCTTCTCTAAACGTGCTTAGAACTACTGCCGCAGTCCAAACGCATGTAAACACTGCAATAAATAGCAATCCCTTACCTAATGGCTGCCATACGAACCAGAAAAAACCCGCGATCGGTATCAGAAAAACAAAAGTTAAAGCGAAACAACCGCCAAAAGTTGATGCTGTTGCTTGTAGTTCTTCCTTACTGTCAGACTCAAATAATCTAGCCATTACCCTTTACTCTCCTGTGT